CTGCGCCAACTAATACGTTTGACATGTAATTAGCCTCCTAAATTAAGATTCTGAAATTGTGGCAGATTCACGATGACAAGTTACAAGAACTGTCGCCGTGCAAAGTTTTAAGTCAGGTCGCACCGGATCGCTGCCCCACCGTGCGAGACTGTTTATTGTGACGTTGCGAAGCGCACCGAACTGGTTCTTCGCTTGTTCTTCAAGGACACCAAGAGCATCGTTCAGATAGTTATAAGCTGAAGCATCTGTCTCAGCTCTTGCATCAAGGACTACTGTGAATGTGTCGATCTCATTCCTTGTCGTTCCTCCGGTGTTTGATACAAGCAAACACGGAAGTCCGTAATGCTCGGGAAGAGGTCTGCAGTAGATCTCAAAATAGTCCGTGAGAGCAAGTCTGATCTCGTTCTCAACGTCAACTGGTCTTTTTATGTTCATGTGAGCGCCCTCGTTAATGCTTTGTCTTCCGATTCAGCGATAAAAGAGGCTTTGTCCGTAGAGGAAGCAAAGCCTACATATCTTGTCGGAGCTTTTTCGCTTGTAGCCCTAAAAGAATCAAGTCCCGAATTTGCGTTAGCCTTTTCAGCGATTTCTTCAGCCACACTCTGCACGAGTTCGTGACATTCTTCAGATGCAAGGATCTGAGCGAAGCCCTCAGAGTTAAATACGAGCTTGATCTTCTGTGCCATTGTCAGCCCTCCCACTTAGTAAGGTTCAGCTGCATGTTCGACATATTCAAAGGGCCTTTCCAGATCTTAGGTTCACCTGTAATCGTGTAGACGTTTCCGTCATACTCAATACGGTCCCCTGCTTTGACATCTGAATCATCCGGGAGATATGCCGTCATGCTTTCACTGATACCTAAAACTCTTCCGTCCTGTGACAACGTTGTTGCTGCAGGCTGAACAGAACAACCCTCGATGACAAGTCTGTCAGGGTTGCTCCAATCAAATATGGTCGAGCCTCTTTCTGTTTTCGTGCCAGGTCTGATCCTGATTACTTCATCAGTACAAAAGGAAGGGAGCATTTAGAACACCCCCTTAACCTTATAAGGCTGTAAAACGTCCCTTGTGTTATCAGGTAAACTCGAAGCGTTTGAGGAACCAGCCCACACACCGCTATAAGATACCGAAACACCGCCTGCACTCTCTGAGTTGACTCCGTAAGGATTTGCCACAGCGTGAGTAATACGGTCAGCTGTAAGCTCCTTGAGTGTCTGAGGTACACAAGGGTAGCCTGCCTGGAACTTGATGAAGATCTTTGACTTGCGATCGAGAGCGCCTACGTCGTAGATCCTGAGTAGTCCGGAGCCCATTCCTATGTCGTATTCAACAAGTTCGTCTCCGTCCCAGTCTTCATTGTCAGCGTTCCAAACCGCATTTACGATTACTTTCTTGATGCAAGTGACGTATGTCGCAGGAAGCTGTACAAGAAGATCAGGCCCGACAAAAGCATCACGCAGATCTTTTACATTGTAGAGCATCCCACACGTCAAGGACGGAGCAATATGCCATCCGCAATAATTACGTATTGCCTCAGTCGCAGCAGGGATTGTCGACTGGATTCTTGCATCTGCTCCGAACTTTCCGTTGGTGAAGTTCTGGAACTCACCGAACGTAAGGAAGTCCGGAAGTGTTTCCGCATCGATTATATAGCCCCACGGACTGAGCTTGCCGTGTTCAAATTCACTCATTTCGTAGATCCTGCCTTCCTCGACTTGTTAGCCGGTGCCTTTTTTGCCTTGTTTGCAGGCTTAGGCTTTGCCTTTGTCTCAGGCTCTTCGACCTTTTCAGGTTCTTCAGCCTTGACCGGTTCGACTTTTTCAACGGTCTTTTCGGTACCAGGTGCGACGTAATCATCGTTCACCCAAACCTTACGGCCGTCTATCGTTGCAATCTTCATAGGTGCATGACTCCTTTCTAAAGATTTAAAAGAAGGGAGCCCGAAGGCTCCCCTCATTTAGTTGTTATCAGGAATTGCTCTGATCGAGGAGAACAACACCAGCGAGGTCAACAACAGCACAAGCCTCACGAACTTCGCCGAGGAGTGTAACTCTGTTGTAGAGTGCATCGTCTTCGTTCTGCTCGAAGAGCTTAACGTCGATTCCGCCCTTCTTCCAAACCTTAACAGCTTCCTTTGCAACTACGAGAGCTGCACCCTCGGAAACCTGAGAAGATGCGAACATAGGAACACCCCAGATTGATGCAGGGATCCCAAGAGCACCGTTGCCATAAGCACCGGAGAAGTAACCGCCACCGTAATACTGCTTGTTGCTGTCCTTTGCGGAAAGGAGTGCATAGATGTCAGCAGGATTGAGATAAACAACAGAAGCATCGTACTTTTCCTTGATCTTGAGGATGGAAGCGAGGATGCCGTCTGCGAATGTCTTGTTTGTTCCGTCGTATGTCTCAGCACCGATGCCTACAGTAGAACCGATAGCATTGATGATGAAGTTGTCAGATGCCTTACCGATCTGATATACGAGGGAGTTTTCAACCTCAGAAGCGAGGAACGGAGCATCGTTGATGATCTCGTCTGTTTCCTTGATCCATGCAGCGATCTTGCTGAGTGCAAGAGTTGTGCCTGTGAAAGATGTGGATGCCTGGGGCTTCTTGTAGTTCTGAGCCGTTGTTCCGATACCGCTCTGTGTCTCGAAAGCGCCCTGTGTGAAGTATGTAACAGCATTACCGCTGATTGTAGCTACAGAGAGGAAGTCCTCAGCTGCGATTCTCTTGGGCTGGGGAGCGATGCTTCTGTCTACGTCTGCGATTGTGGGAGCTGTAACGACTGAGTTGTAAGCCTTCATGGAAACACCTACGCTACGATCCTTCATCTCTGCTGCCTGCTTTGTAAATTCTTCGATCTGTGACATTGTCTTTTCCTCCGATATGTCGTTATTGTCTTCGGCTGTGCCGATAGTCTTCAGAAGTGCCTCTGCCTTTTCAGCCTTAGCGCACTTCTCTTCGAGTTCTGCGATCTCCTTGACGAGTGCCTCACCCTGCTCCACTGTCTCGGTGCTTACGTCCTCTGACTTCAGCTGGGGTTCAAGCTCAACGAGTGCAGCCTTCTTTTCTGCGAGCTGTTCCTTAATAGTCATTGTCAGGAACCTCCTTTTAATGAGTTGATTTTTTCCAGAAGTGCTTCGGCTCTTTTCGAATTACCTTCGCTCTTCGGTTCCTCTCCTGCCGGATTGACCTCGGGCTGTGCCTCTTCGCTTTTTTCCTCGTCTTCTGTGGGTTTATCTTCGGGCTCGTCAAGTAATGACTTGGCGAGGTCGATGATCTGATTGATAACGTCAGCATCTTTACGGCTATTACGTCTGCCTGACTTTGTCTCAGGCTCGATGCTCTTAACGTCCGTAACTACTGCGTTCTGATTTGCAGGTACCGTTACGATCGAGACCTCAAACAACTCGATCTCCTGAAGGACATTCATAATGCCTGCCTTCTTCTCTTCCTCGTCAGGATCTCTACGCTTCAAAACGTCATAGGCGAAGCTAAACTGATAGATAGCCTCCGACTTGAGCATCTTGCGAACGTCCTGAGCGAGTGTGGTATCAAGGAATGTAGCCTCGATGTAAGGTCCTTTTTCCTGATCCTCGATGCTGTCAACGGTTCCGATCACCTTGTCGAAGTCGTGATTGAAGCAAAGAGGGAACGGATGACCTGTTTCCTTACGCTTTGCGATCGTCTTTGTGAACGCTCCGGGCTCGATAATGTCTCCGTAGCTGTCCGGTACCTTGTCATAGGTACTAAAAAAGCCGGCAACCTTGCCGACTTCATCTGCTTTAAGTTCGATTGATTTGAACTGCATATCTTTAACCTCCTGAGATAACGACTTCCGTCGTACAGTTGCAACCGCACGATTCTTCGGGATCCCCAATATCTTCACCGGGCCAGTGCTGGCCGTTGGAGAAGTCTGCATCAAGCGGAACACGTTCGCCGTTCATAGCCTGATGGCTCGGTCTTGCGTTTGATCCGGTGATCCATTCCTTTTCAACAACACGTCCGACCACTCTGGGTGCTCCGTCGCTGATTGCCTGATGTGCTGCTTCCTGAGTAGCAAATGAAGCAATAGCGCCTGCAGCACTCTTGGCGAGTGTGCCGACTGTGTTTGTTCTGACTTCATAGACCTTTGAAACATCAGGATCCTCATCGTCTTCAAAGTCTCTGTTGAGTTCCTTGTTGATCGCTCTGAGTGTGCCTTCGTTGATCTTCTTGGCTCTTGCCTCCGAAGCAACACCGAGGTACTTTCTCGTAACTTCGGTTACATATTCGGATCCAAGCTGTTTAGCGGTTGACTTGCCGTGCTTGTCTGCGATTTCAGTAAGCACAGGCTCAAGGTCTTCTGTCAGTTCCTTGTCCCATCTCTCGGTGTCCCAGAACTCGTCACCAGCTCCGATCTTCGGAATGATTGAACGTGCCTGTCTCTTAAAGAACTCAGTCAGGACCGCTTCGACTTTCTCATCGTCGTCCTTGTCACTTCTTCCCTTGATCCTGAGCTCCGTCTGTTCCTTGCAGGATTTACAGTTACACGGTGTGAGCTTCTTAGCGTTGTTATCAACACCGGGATAGTCGTAATCGTTTCCAGGGTTAGCCTGACCGTTTACTTCTACGTTGAGAGGAATGACTAAACCCTCGCCCTGACCATCAGGCAACTTCGGGAGGTTCATATAAGCACGAGCCTCGTCGACAGTCATCCACGGTCTTCCTGTTGCCGTCTGCATGATTCCAGCCTGCTCCTCGAATGAGCCTTTGAGCTTTTCCTGAAGGTCAAATTCGACGTATGTCTTGAACGGATCTGCGCCGATCATAGGCAGGAGGAAAGCATTGAACCTCTGCTGAATGAACTGAATATCAGGTCCCAGACACTCAGCGTAAAGCGCTCTTGCGTTGTCCTTTGCGCTTGCGTAGGTCTGAGTGTTGCTATGCCATACGAGTGACGGATTGATTCTGTATGCAGCTGCTACCGATTCTCTTGAGAGGGTTACGGACTGAGCCCATTCATATTCCTTAAAGGAAGTGGAAAACGGCTTGATCTCCATACCATCTTCGAGAAGAGGAATTGAACCAGCCTTAGAACCAACACCGCTCCAAGCCTCACGGAAGGCCGCAGCGAAGTTCTTTTTCTGTTCTTCAGTCCAGGGCGCTACGTCTTTCGGTCTTGTTATCTGAGCATTAAGTCTTCCAGAAGATCTCCATAACTGTCTTCTGAACTTTCCGCTCTCGACCTGTTCATATAACGTCTGCTTGAGTGCGCTGATCGGGGAGATAAAGCCTCCCGGTGCTCCCGGATTGTAGGTCCTGAACTGTACCCACTCGGTCGAGGGGATCTCGACCTGTTTGCTCTCGGCCTTAGTTCTGATTCTTATCAGCTCAGGTCCGTATGTTCCCTTAACTGTTCCTGTAATCCAGTTGGTAGGTATGATGTGAAGATCATAACCGCCTTCCTTTTTCACATTAGGAACAACCCAGACATAAACACAACCGAAAACGTAATACTCAGCACAAAGAGCACGGATGAACTCGAACTGTGTCTGATAATCATTAGGTTTCCATAAGACCTTTGCCGTATTACTGTCACGATCTCGTTCACGGTCATTTTCGCCGTTCCTTGTGTAGACCTTTAGCGGAAGCTGAGCAAGGTTGTTAGACAGGAAATCAACAACAGCTCTAAGGTTATCCTGAGTTCTGTAGAGCTCTGCTGCTGTCATATTTAGCACTTGCGTCGAGGCATCGCCTGACAGTGTGACATTTATCACCGACGGCTTGTTTACCATCCGCCAGCGCTCCAAAATACTCGGCATTTCCTTTTGCCTCCCTTACCTTTTTTAGATAAAGAGCAAACTACCGCCCGAAGCGTAGCTTGACTCATAAACCTTTCTCTCTTTTTTGTTTATCTGCGTGGCTCCTGCGTATGCCATCGCAACCGCCATAAGCGGAGATATATCGTCAGGGCTCTTAACTCGGTCGGGTAACATGATGCCTCCGCCTAAGTTTCTGAGCTGACAAGTTCTGCCAGGTGTATCAAGTGCAGGCTGTGGAAGATGGAACACCTTCACACCGCCTCGCTGGTCTCCCGGAGTGCAAGCAGCGACCGCATCATAGAAGCGGTTCCACCCTGCCGAGAGGTCAGGACCTTCCTGCGACATTCTTGTTATGCCCTCGATCGTGCAGATCTGTTCTGCAAGACCTGATACAGGAGCACCACGGCCCTGAAAACATAACTTCATTTCTTTGTACTTGGGCGCTCTGGTTCTGAACCAGTCAATCGCCCACTCTGATCCGATGCGCCTTTCAACAAGCTCAACGTGATAATTGCCGTCTTCTCTTAAACCGCACACGGCGATAACCGTGTACCTTCTGTCTTGCGACATTTCTATACCCCAGAACAGCTCACTATCCTCACGGATGTAGCTGTGTTCGTCTTGGCCACCGAGCCAAGCACCATCGGGGAACGGTTCAGGAAGAATCGTTTCGACTTGCTGACACATACACTCAGACCTAAACTTCGACTCCGGGAAGGTTTCACGATTTGCCATAAGAGCGTCCTCGGTTAATCTTCCGTATCCTAAAGCAGGATTTGCCTGAGCGAGAGCTTTGATGTCATTCGTTTCCGCCTTCTCCGGTGCCGACCATTCAAAAAGGCCTAAAGCGTCAGCGTTGACGTTTCCGCCAAAGTCATTAGCCTTAGTGCCTTCGATTTTCGCTATTGCCTTAGATCTGACCTCACGTAAAACGATTGAGTCAGGATCTCCTGCGTTCGTGAAGCAAATGTTAATACCTCTCGGCTTTGCCACTGTGGAAGCGACTGCTGCAGACCATGTCTCCCAGTCACGTTGCTCAAGTAACTCGTC